CCTTTCTTGACTGGATATGTTCATACTCATCCAGAGATTCATTTAGAAGATGCTGATGATAAGAGATTTGATGGTGTAGAAGACCACAATGCTGTTTATTACTACAACGCAATTGAGAAGTTACTGAAATGACAAACACCTTTATTAGTGCTATTGCTATTTTCACATTAATTATTGTTTTCGTGCAATGGGGATTGACCCATGCATATCCAAATTAATTTGGTATCAAACTATACAATTATATACGAATAAATAAATTTACGTTCATCTGTTTAACAGACGGAAGTAAGACGACTCGGAACGGGACGTTCATCTATGGAAGCACTCATTCTTTCATGTTTGCAAGCACAATTGATTGTTGGTAGAATTCATCAACATGACATTCCCCGACAAGTTAAGAATGATTTGATATGGGAGATCAAACAGATCTCACCAAAGGAGTGTAAAATAGACGCAAAAGAAGACTGAAGGAACGCACCAATACCCTAACAAGTAAAGGAGCAAACCTAATGACAACTGCAACCTATCGTGGCGTTAAGTACAACGTCGAAGATCGTAAAATAAACGTTCTTCAAATGATTAAAGATCAAATTGAAAAAGAGATGCGTCTCAGAGAAGCACAACTAGCATATCTAAAAAGATAATCTAGCTGATAGTTTCTTAGCAATTTTCTTAGCAGGGGCAAAGAGGGATTTAAATCTCGTTTGCCCCTCTTTTGTAAACTTCTGAGATATTACATCATCAATAATAATTTTATTATCTGTTTCGTAAAAGGAATTAGTTTCTACTTGTGCTCGGATATATTGCTCTACGTTATCCGTATGCCCAACTAGTTTTGTACCTTCTGCAGAATATTCAAAGATATCCACACTCCCACTATCGGACATGACATAGTGAAGTACAGGTTTCACCTGTTTGATTTTAATTTTCAATTTATTTTTTGTTGCTTCTCGGATGAATGGTTCTGCTGCGTTCTTAAGGGCATTCAGACCGATGCTAGAGACCATGGTAGCAGCAGTCGTAACCACTGCCACAGCACCCGCCGTGGCGACCAGAGAGGGGTCTGGGAGGTCAATATTAACCCCTGCGATGGAGACCCTGAGATTGTCTGCTGGGATCTCTGCTTTGGTCACTGGTGGTGGTATGGATGCCTGAACAAGTTGCTGAGGAATCTCTGGTGGTTTAGCATCTGGCAATCCACGATTCTTTGCAGCATCTTCTTGTGCTTGCTTTTCTTTATCAGCACGAACAGCTGCATCAAATTGTTCCTGTGTTGGAACTTGAATCACAGGATATTTTAGGGATGGATCTGGTGCTTGAAATACAGGTAAAGCAAGTCCCCGATTTAAAGGGACTTGCATCGTTTCAACTACAGGAGGTTCAAGCCGTTGGATCAGCGTATCTTGAGGGTTCGGGATTCTCTGCAGCTGGTTCTGCGTCTGCAACTGATTCTGCTGCAGGTTCGGGATCGAATACTGGTTGGATAGTTGGTTCGACTGCAACTGGAGTTGGTTCGACTGCTGTGGTTGCAGGAACGGAATCTGGTTTGGCATCTTCCTTGTCATCTCCCTTCTTTAGGGTGTCAACACCAAAGGTGGCTGCTGCAGCAGTAAAAACTGTAGCAATAAAAGTTGGGTCCATCTTAGCGAGTAGACCAGCATAACTAGCAGTAAGTAATGCAGCACTCCAACTCAAAACTGAAATCCTAACAATAGTGCTCATACATTTTTCCTTCTTGTGGGTATCAGCCATCGTTCTAAAAAAATAGAGGGTATGGTCCCCTCTATTTATATTATGCTTCTTTTTTCTTACCAATATTATATTTGGATTCTAGAGTCCACTCACCTTTATCTTTGTGTGCAATTACTTTAATCTGATTGAGTGGGGCAGCATCAGCAATTAATTCCAAATTAACTAATGTAACCAGACCCCAATCAGAGAGAAGTTGAATGATTCTATTTCTACGTTGAACATCGTTTAAAGAAAAATTTGTATCCTTACGATCAAGAGCAAATAATTCTTTAAAATGAACAATATAATACTTGCCTTTCTTATGAAGAATATGGCAAGATTGATACAGTTTCTTTTCCTTACGGGAAGCAACACCAATTCTGGTTAAAGTCTCACGCACTTTAAGGAAGTCATCGGGTTCTTTCAGAACCACTTCGACCATATTTTCTTCTGACCACTTCACTTCAGTATCAGTCATTTTTTTCCTCCAACATTAAGCTTAGACTTTATGAATTCAAGTTGTTCTTTGGTTAATAAACCAAGAGCAGTCTTAGCTTTTTCATTACTATATCCATAGTATTGCTTGACAATCTCAAGGTCTTTAAGGGAATCCTTCTTTAACCAGGGCGAGAAACGCTTTCTCTTACGAATACTATTTATAAAAAAGTCGTATTGCATCTTACTATCAAGATGCGAAGCCATGTTCATCTCGTTTGCATACAAAACAGTATCCATGAAACCAGAGAAACATCGATTAATAATATAAGGAGGATATTGACGGATTGCTTCCTCATCTGCATCCATCAAATTAACTTTATCATAGTTGATAGAGTTAAGATAATGCTTCAATTCATACGTCATAATTAAATAGCAAAAGTTCGGCACGGTCTTTCTGATCATCCATGTAATCACCAACGGATCTCATGGTGTAAGTCAATTCATATGTAGAAGCACCCCATCCCTCAAATCGACTCTTAACGAACAGAGAAGAATTATAACTGATCAGAGACTTACATGGAGTAAAGTTCATACGCTTTGCAAAAAGTTCATGATCAAACTTCTTGTGCATTTCTCCTTTCTTACCATATAGATTATCCTTAATATCATAAGGAGGATCCAAATAGATAAAGGTCTCTGGAGTTCCATCAAGCATATGCTCATAAGAAAGATTGGTGATCTTCCAATTTTTAATAATCTCAGCATACTTAGGCAGATTCTCAATACCCTTCATCGAGAAGTTTGATACACTTGCCTGCGGTGAAAAAGAAGAGCTCTCAGTCAGACCAGAGAAAGAACATTTGTTAATAATGTAAAAGGCAACAGCACGGTAGAAGTCTTCTGCCTCTTTGTGGTTTAGTTGAATCTTCATTTCATTGAACAATCCACGGGCAAGTTCTGGAGTGTCGTAATCTTCTTTATAACCTTTGATACAACGATGCAATTCTTCTGGTTCATCACGAAGAATACACCAGAAAGTATACAAAGGATTATAAAGATCATTTACCCAAACAGGAACATCTGGAAACTGTTTGGAAAATTCAATTGCAACAGAACCTCCTCCAATAAAAGGTTCCCTATAATCAGTGATTTCTTTAGGGAACTTTGGAAGAAGAAATTTAGTTGCCCGACTCTTTCCACCTGGATAACGAAGAGGTGTTTTTAATGCTTTCAATTCTTTATTCATAACGATTTAATGTAATATGTGCCATTGGAAATCCATACATTCCCGAATTAACGTTTCCTACTGGTAACACGTTAAAGCTCATAGTATATCTAGGTTTATTTCCTAGATGCGGTCTTGAGCAGTGAGGCAACCAACTCGGAAATAAAATTAAATTACCTGGTCCAGGATGAACTTCCATTTCAATTTCACGATTCTTTTTCCAAGAAACGTCCACTTGCTCACAACCTTTACTGTAAAATGGATCTAAAAATACTGTTGGAGATCCTTCGGTCACATAATATACGGCACTGATATAAGATAAATTGTGTGTATGAATATGATGTGCTGCTTTTTCACCAACAGCAGATTTGTTACCCCAGCATACTGCAATGTCTAAAGCATCACAATCCAACTCGTAGTAATTTTTATACTCTAATAAGCATTGCCTAAACCAGTCAATCAAAAATTTAAATTCTGGTAAACAATGAAGAGTTCCATTAGTGGTTCGAATCTTCATTTCATCCCAATTACCATATCTCTGAATTGGTTTTTGATTCTCGATTAGAGAAATGACCTCATCAGTTCTGGGATCTGGATTCTCAAATTTATGAAGACTTGTAGGAAAAAGCTTTAGAGTTTTCATACAATAATCTTCTTCTCGGGTACAATAACTCTACTGAAAATATTATTATATTGTTCTAATACTTGGGGAGCAGGTTTGCTTACATAAACAATAAAATTTTTGAAAACTTCCACATACTCTTCATCTGGATCTAGAACTGGCGACCACGGAGCAAATCCAAGTTGATTATTTGCTGCTGGTACAACGCAAATTGCATTTTTAAGTTTAATAGCATCATCCACTTCGTCGATGACAGTGGCGATAACGTCCTCACCAGAGGACATACGAATTAGTTTAATAGTCATTTAAAATTACACTCACACATGATTTCGGTTAATGCGGCTAATAGATTTACTTCCTGGTCAGCCACGAACGCACTTTGGTATTGGTACTTAGCAATAATAAGAACGGCAGCAGGGACAGT